GAAATATTTGCAGACAAGTCTGCTAAACTTATTCTAAAATTGTCGTATCCAACTTGATTTATTAACGCACTACCAGATGCTGTTTCGCTACCCAATGCAAGTGTTGCTGCTATACCTGTTTCAGATAGAACAATACCATCGTTCCATCCGTCATCGCCATACGCACCTGCGTTCCATCCACCAGTGCCCGTTGCCATTAACTAATCCTAATTAAAGCCGTGTTGTGTGCTGCTGTTGGAAACTGTATTTGGAAAGTTCCATTTGATGATGAAAAATCAGAACCAAAATCTAATACTGCTATAGCTGCATTTGATTTGCTGTTATTATAAATTAAAGCTCCTCTTGCAGTAATAGTAGCAGAAGTAAAACTTGGGTCTGCTGCATCAAAAAAAGCAACTCCGTTAGTTGTATCTAGTGTTACTGATTGACTTGATAATGTAGTTCCACCTGCTGTGTAACCAGTTCCAGAAACTTCATTTGAAGTTGTGTACGCAGTCGTTGTTGCATTTAAAGTAGCACTTGAAGTGTACAAAGCTATTTTAATAGTGTCACCACTAGTTCCTAAGTTTTGTGCACCATCAAGACAATCTTGTTTAAATACATTAGTTAAAGTTTGTGTTATTGACATTTGTATCTCCTATGTACTCATTGGTTTTAAATAATTTTCACCCATGACATTAGCGGGTGCTGTAAAGTCATCTCTTCTTCTTCTTCTAGCTTGGTTGTTTACAGCCTCAACTGACTCTTTGTATCGCTGCGTATAGATAGCATAATCCTCTCTGCTTTTTGTAAAAGTAGATGCTTCCATAAGACAAGCATACAAAAATAAATCTTGTGCGTTTTCTGTTAACCAATTAGTAGTGTTACTACTAGATAACTCTGCTATTCTTCTTGAATAGGTCATTTCAATATTTAATGCTGCACTTGGTGTAGGTGCAACTAAAATTGCTGTGTCTGTGTAGTTTGCCCAATATTTAGGTGTTCCTGTGCTAGATGAATTAGGCCAATAATCATAGATATATTCATCAGTTCTTTTTTCTAAGAATACTCTTTTTGAATCTGAATCTATTAACAAAAAATGAAAAATTATTTTTGCATCAACTGGTTTACTTACAAACCTATCTCCAACATTGAAAGAAGAATTTGCTGATTCGTGAAACGCATACGGGTCTACATCTCTTGCTATTCTTTGTTCTGCTAAAGAAATAAAACCAGAAGTCTCGTTTGAAAATTCTGTACCATCATTTTCCATCCAATCTTTTATATCTTGTGTAAGAGTAGAAAAAGTCATTGTTGCCATAATTAACCTACATCATCTATTAGTGCTGCCACTATTACATTTGCACTAGCATCACCTGCATCGCCAATATCTGAACTTATTGCATGTATATCTGCTACTGTTGTATTTGGTAATCTACAAAACCAAGATTGCTCTGGCCCTACAAAGATACCATCTCCTAAATTAAATGCTGCTGTTCCTGCATCAATTGATATAACTATACCATCAGATGTGCTTGTATTTTTTACAAACAAAAACTTTACTTTATCTGCTGTAGCTACTGCTGTTGGTGCGGTGTCTTGGTCAACTGCTGTGTAATCAATAAAATTACCTGCAATTAAATCTGCACTTGTAGTCGTTACACTTGTTAGTTTGTAATACCATTTATCATTAGCATCATCTGGTGTTACAACCATAGAACCACTAATAACTTTTGCTATTTCATCTGGTAATAATGTTGCTTTTAAAGTTATCGTTGCGTCATCAGCCATTATTTCTTACCTTCTTTTTTTAATCTTTCTTCTCGCTCTTCGTATTTTTTTATCTCCTCTGGAGAAGGTGTTCTTATATAACCTTTCTTTGGATTTTTTACGATTGCCATTTTAATAGGTTTTGCTACTGCGTCTGCCATGTTATCCTTTTATTAAATTAAACTTTAGTCCTTTTACAGGAACAACTACATTCTTAACTTTTTTCGATGTTAAAATGTTTCCAGAGGTGTCCTGTGTATCTATACGGCCCGACATGTGTGAGTGTTGACCCAATGTCTGCATAGATTTTTCCTCCAAGTTTTTGCCATCTTCTTGAGAAGGCGTAGTCTTCTGATAAGTATCTTCCGTCATCGTCTTTCATTGTATCAAAAAACAAGTATGTGTTTTCTGAATTAAATTCTTTTCCATTTAATATTTGGTCTGAAACATATTTTAAATCTTGATATGCTTCTTTCATCTTAATTAAACACTCTCTTTTAATTAACATGAAACCTGTTGCAGCGTCTAATACCTCTGCAAAACCTTTATCTATTTTTATTTCACCCTTGTTTGCAAAATTTAAAACATAAGGATGACACAAGTTTTGATAATCTTTTTCATTCTTAATTAGTTCTGGCATCATCTTCCAACTAATTAATTTCATTGGATATGGTGCACAGATAATATCTTTGTCATACTCAAAGTATCTTTTTAAATTATCTGGTTTAAATCCAATGTCCGCATCTATAAACAATAGATGTGTAAACTTTTCATTATCTAAAAAATTAGCGACTAAAGTATTTCTAGCTCTAGTTATTAATGACTCTTGTCCGAGAGTTTGTATATTTAAACCTATTTTATTTTCTAAACAAAAATTTTGTAATTCTAAAACTCCGTGAAGATAATCCTCTGTGAGCATACCTCCATAACAAGGTGTTCCTACAAATAATTCTATCTTAGCTGACACTAACAGATTCACTACCTAAACTTGCGGTCAAAGTCAAGGATGACACTAATAAAGTAGCGTTATCTGATTTAAAAGTTGATGTTATCTTTCTGTCATCAGCAGTTACACCTAATGATTTTAATAGCACACTAACTGAACCATTTTCTAACTGTTCAGCAGGATTTAATTTTTTTGGTGTTCTTGCATCTTGTAAAGCCTGTGCGTCTGGCTTGTGCTTTCTAGGCTCAAGCTGTGGATGTTTAGCTTCAAACTCAGACCTGTGTACAAAAGAACCATTCCATTCTTTTACCATTTCCTTGTAAGGAAACTCCATACCACTTCTATCTGATATGGCTTTCGCATACTTTCCTGTAGCAAAAGGCATTAGATGTTATACCTTAAATCTGGTTTAATAATCATATCTACTTTTTCTCTGTTATCTTCCATAGCTCGTTTGAGCTCTTCTTCATATAACATTTTAAGTTCTTGTCTTCTTTGTATTTCTATTTGTGGTCTACGCAGTGCTAAATAATATGCAAGTCCACTTACAGCACAAGGCAAAAATCTATCTGGCATATCAACTGTTTCAGTTGAAGCCGTAATATCTTCTATTCTTCTTCTTTCATTAAACTTAAATACATCAGCGTTATCTGGTGTAGGATATAAAAATACTTTTGGTGTTACCTGTTTATCTAAAAAATACTGTGAAGGTCTACCAGTGTCAGCCTTGTTTGGTATTTTAAGATAATCATCTCTACTAATTCTTTCTAATTCAAAGTCTGTAACTGTTGAATCAGAGTTTGTTTTTTGTATGACTGCCTCTGTAATATCTACTGTATGACTGTTAAGTGTATAACTAGCAGTGTTTGCTGTTAAAGTTTGAGTTGACTCTGTTACAGTCCATAGTTGAATATTTCTATTACTCCACTCTTGTAATAATAAATTTAATTGTCTTCTGCCTACAGATGCTTCTTTACCTGTTTGTGGTTCTCCACCAATACGGGCATAAGCATCTTCTATAATTTCATCAACAGCAAGAGTAAAAGTTCTAGTTCCAGAGGTAGCCATAATATTAATATGTTTTTGATAATTTTAAAATAATTGTATAGTGGTCTCCATCAGTGTGTCCTGTTGTTGTTAATAGTAAATCACCATTAATACCAGAACCTGCGTTGTTAGTTATACCACCAAAATCTCTAAAATCCATGTAACCCTGTGATGTGTGTGCACCATTACTACCTAAAACTTTACAAATAACATTTGAGGATGCGTTCCAAAGTAAATCTACTCGCATACCAAATATGTCATAGTATATTTCTTCTACATTTACTCTAGAGCAAGCATCTCCGTTTGCACTTTTGGCTAATGCTGATACATCAACTTTAGTAACTGCACTTTCACCAGAGCCATCAGATATGTTTGTTAGTTTTACAAGTATGTTTTTTGCACCAACATTATCACCAATTGTTTGTGACGTTACTGCATCAGCCATTTTTGCCTCCTAATATAATTAATTTTATTTCGCTCCTAAATATTAATAGGAGCGAAGATATTGTTTTACAAATGTCCATTAAAATACTGAGTATTCTAATTCAACTGTAAATCTACCCGCAGTAATATCTGCGTTTACTGCTGTAGTAGCAAAAGCATATAAGTTTTTGCTAGCAATAGCAGCCGTAATATTTGGAACAAATATATGGTAGTTACCTGCACT